AATACTTAAATTCCGTGTAGCTCTCTTGCACGAAAAATTTACATCGAGACTTCTGTCGTCATTTTTTATTTTAGTATAAGAAATTACCATCTGATAATGTTCCTTTTACGTTCGGCTGACCCAAGGGCCTTGCTGGTCTAGTTGTTGATCTCACGGAGATGCCATCTAGGACGCCAATTGATAGACTAAGATTGCATCTTTTTTGATTTGTAATCGTCCACATAGGTGCAGTACTTGGTGGACCTACTTTTAAATTAGTCCCTCTGTACACCTGTGCCGAGTTATTGATTGGATGGTCAACAACATCATTAAATATGTTTAACATTAGATATCCCCCCTAAGTTATTATTTCCAAAATCTTCTCGGCAGTCAGATACTTTAGATCAAGCTTTGTTAGCCTTACTGAACATTTCATACCCATACTTCCTGCCACAGATATTGCTTTGCTAGATGCATCATTGTCAAGCACTAATGTCAGTTTTGTGTATTTATTAAGTGCAAGTTTTATACTTTTAGTAATGTTAGTACCTAAGAGCGCAACTCCAACAAGACCAAGTGCATTAGATACCGCACAGGCTGATGCCACGTCTTCAACTAAAATAGCATGATCACCATTACCTACATGAATACCCGCAGAAAGATCACCATAACTCCACCATTTGGAGCGTACAGGCCGCAAAGAGCGTCCAACAGCACCTAACTGAGTGTGATTGTAGAAAAGCACTCTGTGTTCTTTTGGAGCATAACGTACTTTTATATCGCCTCGCTCAAATGCTTCGTAACTGTTGACGTGCTTCAAGTAATCGATTGCAGGCTGGTGAGTGCTAATCCTGGTGGTGAGAGTTGGTACATCTTTGTAACTAGGTTTGTGCCTCTGAATGGCAGCACCTGCGAGATAGGATTTGGCTGCTGATATGTTTCTCTGCCCGGCATAAGATCCTTTGACATTGCAAGAAGCTCTAAAGCAATTCCATACAAGTTTGCCGTCATACTTATCAATGGTGAATTTATCTTTACCGCCACAGAATGGGCAGTCCATCTTCTTGCGACCACCCTCTTTAACGGTGAGGGTCTTTACCAGTTCAACCTGATCCCTGTAGCTAGACATCGTCCATTTCACCGCAGCCGGTGCATAGCTTAGTAAAAACGTAACTGTGGTCTTTTTCTAGGAAAGCTAGGTCTTGTGGGTAAACGGTGTGCTTGTGAGTATGTACCAGTAAAATTGCTTGTGATCCTCGAAAAACAGGCAGGCAACATAACTCACATAAGAAGGTGTTTTTAGTTTGATGTTGCTCTACGGCTTGTAGTTCTAAGCTTCTTGCCTTCAATTGACTATGCCCCTTAACTATTTACTGCAGCTACCCTAGACAGGTGCGCCATAGTGTATGCAATACTTTCTTTAAGTCAAGCCACAAATTAGGTGGCATAGCTAGAGGCGTAGTGAATTTACTACTCCGTAAGCCATTAATAACGCATACTATACTGATAACGGATTGGCCGCAAGTTCAAGTCTTGCCGGGCCTACCACTACATTGATAACATTGGATATTATTGTGAAAATATCCCCCGTGGGGGTTTTATTTTTTCCAGTAGGGGCATTTTTGAATAAAAATGAACTCATATCAGTTGGAATGTTGTGATTCGCAAAGGTGCTTCCACGACACTGGGAAGATCTCTGACATTTTACTGCTGATATGGTCAGCTACTATTCTAGTCTCAAATTGACTGTCTGATTTGCATCTAAGTTGGCACATTGAAGCGAATGCATCCAGGCTACCGGACCAGTACCATTCTGTCATTGTGTTTTGTGGCAGCACCATACGTGCTTGCTCTTCACACACGTTTCTATCCAACATACTTTTGTACAGCATTTCTACAATACGTTGGGTTGTAGCAATGTGAATATTTTGGTCTTCCAAGGCTGGACCGCTGCCCTGCTTTTTATCTTCAGACTTACCACGCCATACCTCTGGGCGATAAAACTCTGGGGTATCGCTCACATATCTACGGCTGATCTCATTCCAACGCAGAAACTTATGCTTGACTAGCTGACGTGCCACAAAGATTGGAGCCTTGACGTGGAAGGATGCGAAGCAATGGCCAAAAGGACTGATGTGATTATGTTTGGCTAGATATTTGATAAGATTTACATCTCGCACATACAGTACATTTGGACTGTTGCTTTCATCAGTATAAACGTGTGTGCTTTTCTTACCAAAGGAAACTCTGGCAGCATTGACCACAGAAAGGTCGTTACCCATGTGGTCAATGTAGGTTGCTTGGATCATCGTGCGGTCCTCTGTAGCGCCGTGGCTGTGACTATGTTTAAATAATCATTGATATGCTGTTGGGTCACATAGTGGGTGTTTCCCTTAACCCTAGACTCACAGTATTTCTCAACATAGCTTTTGCCAAAAACAGCACGTGCAGCGCATTTCGGGCGCACCTTTGAATTATAATATAGTGTACGCTTTACAGCTTTTAGCTTTGCTCTTATGGCTCCTGCCCTGCGTACAGCTATGCCAAGCAATAGTCCCTCATGGAAGATAGGTAACCTTGTAGCAGACTTCTGAGCATTGCACTTTGAACATGCCCAGCACAGATTATCTACATCACAAGTACCAGAGGCAGAGTGTGGAACGATGTGGTCAACATCAAAAGGACCTTCTGTGGTTTTGCAGTAGGCGCATTTGTTATTCCATGCTTTTGCAATCAGGCCTCGTTCTGTAGATCCGATGTTTCTACGAGCTAAAGCGAGTGTCATTTATTAAACCTTTTATTAATTGCTGCAGATGCAGTCTTTTGCGTATGTCGAACATAGATACTCAAAACATCCATTGACTTATGGCCGGTCACTGATCTTATTTCTGCATTTGTACATTCGCTTTCGGCCATCGTGGTTGCACCAGATCGGCGCATATCACGGGCCTGGAAATCAAAGGACATACCAGCAGCGTTGCGGATGCGCTGGGCAACTGTGTTGTAGTGCCGGTTATCGTATGGCAACCCAGTATGCTCATACCAACAAATCATATCGTGGTTGGAAGGGCCTTTGACTTTACGAGTGCCATCAGCTTTCAACATCTTAGAATATAGAAATTCAGAACGCTGCACAGTCTTCATGCGCTCAACAAGACGTGGAGATCCTTCTATCTGTAAATATGTGCCTGTCTTTTCCTGAATGAAGCTAAATATATTATTACCTGTGCGAGGGCATTGGCTGTAGTTATCCCAGGTCAACTGACGCATATCACCTGGTCGCTGACATAGGTCGTACATGAGCAAATATAACGTACCAATACTTGGGAAGCCCATTTCGTCAGCGACATCTATAAAATGTAGGATTTCTTCTTCTTCCCACATCACCGTGCGGTTTGGTGTACCGTCCATACCCATGTTGGAAAAAGGATTAACAGTTACTAAACGTGGCTCACCAATTCTGCTACAAACATTCCATACTTTACGAAGACATCTGGCCATACTATTTGCAGAACCGTGTGAAACGTTTTTATATATATGATTGTATAGTACATCACCATGAGCAGCAGTCATATTGGATGCATCCATTTCGGACACACAAGTGGTTTGTCCAGCAAATGTAATCCTGGTTATGGCTGTGAAAGTTTGCTCGTAGGTTTTCTTTGAGTTAGGCTTTAATGCAGTCCAATGATGTGTTTTTTTGTATGCAGCCACCAAAGCCATGACAGAGCCTTTTTGGATGTGTACTTTCTTTTTAGCCTTGCGCTTATAAAGACTATGCCGGTCAACAATATCATCAACGTGCTTCTTTGCCTCTGCAGCAGTATAAAATTGAATATACTTAGCATCGATGTCGTTTCGCATAGCCGGCGTAGGTCTAAACTTATATGTTGTAGAGCCATCATGTGCTGAAAACTCTTCGATGTGCTTAATTATACGCATTTGGTCAGTCCTTTGTGCTTAGTTTGTTAAGTGCTACTACTAGAGTACGCTCATAACCTATTGCCAACTTAGATTAGTGGCATAACTAATGTCAATAAGGTAAATTAATACTTGCATTACTGCGTGGCGTTGTTATGATTGTCTTATAGGCTAACTCCCTAGCCTTACCTTTCCAGCGTACTAACTGACCCCTCATTGATTCGTATCTTTGAGGGGTTTTTCTATGTAAAATTAGATAGATATGAACACAAAAAAGGCCCCAAAGGGCCTAATTTAAAAACTACTCGCACGTCAAACGTATTATGACCTGACTATAGCAGCATATTCATATGTATTGTGATCATCCTGGCTAATAGGAACAGCCACCGCAAGGCTGTCCAAGAGTACTACCGCCTGATCTAATTGGGTTTTACTTGCAGCATCAACTGCATCTAACAAAGCTTCCCCAAGCTCTCTAGCTTGTGTTGTGTT